TTCGTCTAATTAATTTTTTGACGGAAAGAAGGAATAGGATAAATAGAAGAAAAAAGAAAAAGAACTAAATGGCTGGATTACCACACTATCAGAATTCACTGTTTGGGATAAACAAATACGAACCAGTTTATCTCAACCAGTTTGAAGTTCTAATCACGCCCCCGGCAGCAGTCTTGGGAGGACCAATTCTGGTTGAACAGGTGACAAGCATTTCGGGTTTGGGCGTGGATAAAACTCCTGCTGCAACCCAGCAGAAATATAAGTTTGCTGTTAGAAACTATGCAGGTGCAAAACCGGAGCAGACAGTTTTTGATCTAACAGTTAACTTTACCGTCAACTTGAACGATGCAAACTCCATGTATGTGTTTAAGACGCTAAGACAATGGACTGATTTGATCTATAACCCTCTAACGGGTGCAATGGGTCTAAAGAGAGACTATACAGGAACAATCGTTCTTTCTGTCTTCAACAAGCAAGGTGACGTATTTAGAAGAATTACCTGTAGAGACTGTTTCCCAATCTCCCCGATCGGAGCAATGGAATTAGACTATGGAGGAACCGAACTATATGATATTAGCTTACAGTGGGCAGTAGATTACTGGGACGATCAATTCTCATAAAAAAATTAAAATAAATGGCAGGACTACCACATTTTACAAACTCAGCAGCCGGAGTAAAACTGTACGAACCAGTTTACCTGAACCAGTTTGAGGTTTTGATTACCCCTCCTGCTAGTGTTACTTTAGCTAATACTAGATTTAGAGGAGAAGGAATTTTAACTCAACAGGTTAAGAAAATTTCGGGACTTGCAGTTGATATTCAACCTGCAGGAGCGGCTAGCCAGTTTTATAAGTTTGCAGAGAGAAGATATGCAGGAGGTGCTCCTTCAGATACTTCTGTTGCATTCAATATCGATTTTGAAGTGAACTTGAACGAACAAAATTCGATGATTGTTTATAAGATTATGAGACAGTGGGCAGATCTTATCTATAACCCTCTGACTGGTGCAATGGGTCTTAAAAAAGATTATGTTGGATCTATCGTAGTTTCTATCTTCAACAAACAGGGAGATGTATTTAGAAGAATCAGCTTAAACAACTGTTTTCTAACTGCAGACTTGAATGCAATGGATTTAAACTATGATGCAGGAGAAACACTCTATACTTTATCTACTAGCTGGAAAGCGGATTACTGGCAGGATCAATTCACCTAATAAACTAAAGAAACTTTTTGAGGACGAATATTCTAGAATAAGAATATTCGTCTTTTTGTGTAGATGGGTATATAAAGTATAAAGTAAATAATTATGAATCCAAACGAAAGTGGAATTTTAAAGGGTCTTTCCCCGGAAGAGATCTTAGCTAGAAAAGAAATGGAAGGGGGAATAACATATGATGATCCTTTCATCCCCGAAACCCCTATTAATCCAGTTCCAACCCCAGAAGATCTAAATGCAAGACAAACCCCCTTGTATGCTCCTCCTGTAAATGTTCCTCCTGTAATGTCGGAAATTCCTGTAGCAATGCCTACTCCTCCGGTCGAAGAACCAGTAGGTCTTGGTAAAGTTGAAACTAAAAGAATTCCTCAGCAAGAATTTTCACCTGGTCTAGAATTTGGATGGAAAAACTTACCTTTGAGCGTTCTTCCTTCTAGAGGGTTCTTCTATCCCGAAGGAACAAAAATAGCAATTAGATCTGCAGAAGTTAAAGAAATTAGACACTTCTCAACTATTGACGAAGACGATTTGATTGATCTAGATGAAAAGTTAAACTTCATTCTTAGCAAGTGTAGTACAATGCATTTTCCTAATGAAGGGGTAGTTTCATATAAAGATTTAAAGCACGAAGATAGATTCTTCCTTGTGATGGCAATTAGAGATTTGACATTTGTACAAGGAGAAAATAGAATTATTATTAGTCCCGATTCCAAGTGTAAAGATAAGAATGCTTGTCCTATCAATAATGGAATAGAGCTAAGAACAGGGGTCCTTTCATCCTATGATATCGATCCGAGAGTGATGAAATACTATTCTCCATCATCTAGAAATTTTGTATTTCCTGTTAGAAAGATCGGAAAAGAAATTACAATGTCTGTTCCTTCTATAGGTGTAATGGATGCAATTTCGGAATTTGTTCTTGACTGTGAAAGAAGAAGAATAGATCTAGAAGAGAGCTTTGTTAAAATAGCTCCTTTTATCTTTGATGAATGGAGAGGACTTGATAATAAAAAAATTATGCAGAGAATGAGAGAGTCTGACGACTGGTCTAAGGAAGAATTTTCTCTTTATTATGAACTGTGTGAAACTATAAAAATCGGGACAGAACTAGATATTAATATCAAGTGTCCCACCTGCGGTGCCGAGGTCACCGCACCCATAACCTTTCCCGGAGGGTTCAAATCTCTTTTCGTTATTTCAGATATCTTTAGAGAACTTCTTTGATCTGAAGTTTAGAATGTGGAAAGAACATGGTCTAGATCCAAACTGGATAGAGTCCATCCCATTCTATGAATATCAAATTTGGATTGATAAACTCAACGATGCTGTAGAAAAAGAAAACAAAGAAGCATTGTCGGAGGCTGGTCAGATAGAGCTATTTAATTTTTCTAAATAGCATTTTTCTGATATATAAAGAAAAAAGTCCAGTATGGATTCTACTAGAGAGTTACTTAAACAAATATCGGATCTTACTCGAAATATAGATTCTTTAACTAAGGAGATTAAAGAAAGTAATTCCAATAATTCTTCTATACTTAAGAAATTATCAGGGGTGTCATCTTCTGGTGGAAATTCAAATTCTGGATCGTCCAAAAATACTGCATCAAATGCAGGATCTAATTCTTCCACTGGTTCTTCGCCCGGTGGATCTACTTCTACCCCTGCAGGCGGAAATAAAGAATCTAAAACTCCCGATAAAACTACCCCGACTAAGGATAAGAAAAAAAATTCTGCTCTGGAAGTTTTAAAATCTGCCGGAAAAGCTGCTCTAAACATAAAGGGTTTTGATATTATTCAATCAAAACTAAAAGATAAAGGGATAAATGTAGATCGACAGACTATTGAGAAAGGAGCTTCTAAAGTTTCTGATTTATCTAAGCTCAAAGAAAAAGAGAAAGTGAAAGAACCTGAAAAATCAGAGACCAAAGAGGACACGAAAAAAGAAGAAAATAAATTTAAAATTTCGGATCTTAATCCACTCAATCTTTTTAAGAACAAAAAGAATAAGGACAAAGAGGACAAAAAACCTGAGAAGAATAAGGATCTTTCTAAAGAAGGGAAGGGATTTTTTGATAAGTTGATCGAAAGAGTTTCTGGCAAAAAGGATCAAACAGCAGAGACCCCTGCTAAAAAACCTGAAGAGAAAAAAGAAGGCTCTAAACTTAGCTTATTAGATAGAGCAAAGTCTTTTTTTGGTAAAAAGAAAGAAAATGAGACTTCTGGTAAAGAATCCAAGGAATCTAAAGAGGAAGCTAAATTAGCTTCACAAACTAAGGTTTCCCCTGAAAAATCTGGAGGTGAGTCTGGAACTGGAGGTAAAGAAGCAGAATCTGGAAAAACTAAAGAAAAAGCAAAGTCTAAGTACGAACAAAAGTTTGATAGAATTAAAGAAAAGCTTAAGTCTACTTTTGACAATCTTGGAGGAAATAGTAAAGAAAATAAGGCAAAAGAAGCTGGGTCTTCTGATATGAAGAAGGAGACTACTAGTTTAAAAACTCCTACTGGAAAAACCGACCAACCTCAACAAAAGACGGAGGAAAATAAACCTGCTACGCCAGTTGAACCTACATCTTCACCTAAATCTTCTGAACCATCGAAAACTGGATCTACTTCTGGTAACACATCAGGATCTTCAGATTCTATGAAATCCGCGACACCTGCTGCTAAGTCTGGAAATACAGAAGGAGTAATTTCCCCCCAGGATATACAAGATATCAAAGCTCTACTTTCTGCAATGAATGCGACACTTAATGGTCCTTTGACCATTAAGGACAATAAGCCATTTAGACCAAAGTCTAGCATGCTAGAATAAATTTCGAAATATTTTCGAAAAATTTGAAACAAGTCCGTATATTTCATTGTAAGTGAAATAACAAATACACAATGTTTATAAAC